AGGAGACCTTTGGAAGAACTATAGTACAATTAACATCGAATGTATCGGTGGAAATATGATTGAAGCTCACGTTAGGGGTAATCCTGACTTTGTTTGGGGTAATGAAGAGGCTATTCCAGTGTGGAAGGGTGATAGAATAGATCCACCGGATGGTTATACGTTTGTTAAGAGTCCAGATTATGAAAGAGTAGGGTTTTATATCAAGTAAATAGAGTATCAGGGGATAGAAACCCCCTTAAAAGTTCTATAACTGTTGTTTTTAGGACTATAGTACTATGGGAAGACCAGTAGATCGCTCAGAAGGAGTTCTTTTAGTCACCGATTATGGTGCTCTTGAGTGGGCATTAGAGAAAAAGAAGCAAATGTCGAAGAAATGTACGTCGTGTTCCTGTCAGACAAAGGCATCTTCCTGATAATACACTAAATACAATTAAATACGCAACAATAATGGCAGAAGTCACACGTATTTCTAGGGCATTCAAGGACATTAGTCTCTCGTTCAAACCACATCCGGTTACGGGAGACCTTCCTGTGCTCAAAAACGAGAGAGCAATCAACAAATCTGTACAGAATATTGTTGAAACCATTCCTGGTGAGAAATATTTCAATCCAAACTTTGGATCTGATGTTAGATCGATGCTTTTTGAGTTAGTCGACTTTGGTAGTTCGGCATTAATTGAAGACCAAATATTAACTTCTATTAATAATTACGAACCTAGGGTAAATAATGTCACAGTAACTGCGGACCCTCAACCTGATATCAATAGTTTTGAGATTACAGTTAACTATGACATTATAGGACAACCATTTCCTGCACAAACATTCACATTCATCCTAGAGGCAACAAGGTAATGGCATTTACTAAGTTTACTAACCTAGATTATGACCAAATCAAGACATCTATTAAGGATTATTTAAGGGCAAACTCAGATTTCTCTGGATTTGACTTCGATGGATCTAATTTCTCTGTATTGATTGATACTTTGGCATACAATGCCTATATCAACTCTGTGAATGCCAATATGATTGCTAATGAGTCTTTCTTAGACTCAGCAATTATTCGTAAAAACGTAGTTTCTTTGGCTGGAAACATTGGATACCTTCCAAGATCCAAGAAGGCAGCTACTGCTAAAGTCAAGTTCACTATTCAAACCGCCGCAGAGACCCCCACAGTAACCCTCAAGGCGGGTTTGGTAGCTGTAGGGGCACAAGATAACACTAGTTACGTCTTCTCTATTCCAGAGGATATTACAACTCTTGTGGTAGATGGTGTTGCTCAGTTTGGAACTGACGAAGATCCTATTATTATCTACCAGGGTACGTACTTACAGAACTCTTTCTCTTATGATGGATCACTAGACCAGAGATTTATCATAGCAAACTCCAATATGGACTACAGCACTCTTGTAGTTCGTGTTAAAGAACAGAATGATCAAGGTGTAGGTAAGGTTTGGGCTAGAGTTAACAATATTATTAAGATCAATAGGGAAAGTGAGATATATTTCATTGCAGAAGTCGAGAAGGAATACTACGAACTCATCTTTGGTGATGGAATCTTTGGTAAATCACTTGTAAATGGTCAGCAACCGATAGCAAGTTATATTATTACTGATGGAGCTAATGGAAATGGACCATCAAAGTTCTCATATTCGGGTTCTCTTACAAATTCTTCAGGTGGAACACTCATTCCTACCAATTCAGTCACTCTAACCACTATAGAATCCGCTAGAAACGGTGCAAACATCGAATCTATTGATAGTGTAAGGTATTATGCTCCTAAACTCTATGGAGCTCAATACAGAAGTGTCACTGCACGTGACTATGAGGGTATTATTAAGGAAATTTACCCAAATACCGAGTCAGTTTCCGTCGTTGGTGGTGAAGAACTCGATCCGCCCCAGTTTGGTAACGTTCTTATCAGTATCAAACCCGTAAATGGTACAGAAGTCTCCGATTTCGACAAGAAGAACATCTTAGATGGACTAAAACAATACACAATTGCCGGAATTAACCAAAAACTCGTCGATTTGAAGATTCTCTTCGTCGAATTGGACAGTTATGTCTATTATGATGTAACTAAAGTATCAAATGCCGAGTCCTTGAAGACAAATGTCATCAAATCACTCAATTCTTATGCAAACTCCATCGATCTTAACAAATTTGGTGGTAGATTTAAGTATTCCAAGGCACAAAAGGTCATCGATGACACTAGTATCGCCGTTACCTCCAATATTACCAGAATAATCATCAGAAGAAACCTATCTGTAGCGATTAATCAGTTTGCACAGTATGAATTGTGTTTTGGAAACGGATTCTTCGTCAAATCTAAAGGTGGAAACATCAAATCTACTGGATTTCGTCTTTTTGGGTCCAATGATACAATGTATTTCACTGATATACCAAATAAAGACCAAAATGGCAATTTAGACGGATCTGGTAAGGGTAAGATTTCAGTAATTACAGGAATCCGAGATGATGATGGTGAATTCAAGTATACAGTAGTTGTTGATAAGGCTGGAATCATAGATTACTCCAAAGGAGAGATACAACTCAACACTTTACAGATTTCAGCTACCAGCAAACCAAACAGAATTATCGAAGTACAAGCCTATCCTATTTCCAACGATATTATCGGTCTAAAGGACCTTTACGTCTCACTTGACGTTGCAGATAGTCAGATAAATATGGTTAAGGACACTATTACCAGTGGTGAGCAAATCTCTGGTGTAGGTTTCAAAGTAACGTCAAGTTACGGCAACGGCAAGTTAACACGGTAATAGGTATTAAACATGATCGGTACTGAGCTAGGTATTGACGTGAGGGTTAAGACTCAGGATATTATTTCATCCCAACTTCCTGAGTATATTTTAAGTGAAGCTCCACTCACCGACGATTTTCTAAAACAATTCTACATCTCACAGGAATTCCAAAGCGGACCTGTAGATATAGCAACAAACCTAGATCAATATCTTAATTTGGTAACACTTACCAGTGAGGATGTTTATGGTGCATTCAATCTAACAAAAGATCTAGGTAAAGACGACACTGTTGTTCACGTCAATACAACTAAGAGTTTCCCAACCCAATGGGGACTACTAAAGGTTGGTGATGAGATTATTACCTATACCGGTCTCACCACAAATACCTTTACTGGTGCTGTTAGGGGATTTAGTGGAATTACTTCCTACCGGGGTGGTGGAGAGGATAACAACCCTAATGAGTTGATATTCGAAACCACTTCTGCTTCCGATCATACGGCAGATGACCCAGTTGAGAACCTTTCTACTCTATTCCTCAAGAGATTCTATGCTCAAATCAAATATACCTTTGCTCCTGGTTTTGAGAACCTAGAGTTTGTTGGTGAAGTTGGTGTCGGGCAGTGGATTCGTAATGCAAGATCTTTCTACCAATCCAAGGGTAGTGAGGAATCTTTCAAGATCCTATTCAAAGTATTATATGGAGAAGAGCCTCTAGTTATTGATCTAGAGAACTTCCTAATCAAACCTTCTGACGCAGAGTATTCCAGAAGGGACTATTCCGTTGCTCTACCAGTCTCAGGGGACCCTCTAACCCTAAGAGGTAAGACAGTATATCAAAGTAACGCTGAAGATGTCTTTGGAGCCATTTCAGAGATTGAAATCTTCACAAGAGATAACGAACAATATTACAGAATCTACTTCTTTGTTAGTAATGATGAAATTGCTAATGAGAGAAAACTATTTACTATTCCTGGTAGAACAAGAACACAGAGAGTATGGAATCCAGGAGATACTACAATCACAGTAGATAGTACTCTAGGTTTTAGAGACAACAATGAGTTTATCACTGAAGATGGTACAGTCTTCAACTATGAAGAGAGAACTGTTAATCAGTTTCTAGGAGTAACCTGTAAGGACCCTGATAAGGTCATTAATATCAATGAGGACATCATTGATGACATTACTATTTCTGGTATTAATGATAATGGTGAAACAGTAACACTAAGGATTACTGGTGTAATCTCAGATTTAGACTTTGGTGGTGATATTCCATTTATTGCTGTTGGTGAGAAGATTGCCGTAGATGTAGTAGGTGAGAATATCTTATCTGCTAATGTAACAAGATTAGAGCCTACTCAAAGACAAATTATTGCTAATAGTTTCATCTATAATACTTCTGTAAGAATGGAAGTATCAGAACAGAATGGTTCTGACTTTAGTATCAATAGTCCTTTCTTGGATAAAGCTTTCATTGCTCCTGGTGACTCTGTTGATATTCTAGAAAGAGGCTCTCAGACTATCTATGTTGCTGATCGCAAAGTAACCTCAATTGACTATCTCAATAGTATTATAACAATCAATGACTCATTTGGCATCCCTCTTGGTCAATCAGTTGATATTAGAAGGAACCAGAACTATGCAACTAGTAGCACTACGAACATTGAGTATGGTCAGAATGCTGTTCTATCCAATGTCCTAAACCTTTATGATGCTTCTGAATATGATGGTAACTTCTATGTTGCCACCAACTCCTTACCTTCCTATGATATGGAAGTCAAAGTTGTTGAGAGTATCATTACTGGTGTTACCACATCTAACCTTGAAGGGTTCAATTCCTTTACTAATGAGTATTCTATTCTTGTATTCGATGATGATACTGAATTCCGTAATGGTGATTTGGTAACATATAAAGTTATCGATCGGGAAAGACTCGTTACTCCACCACTATGCCCAGAAGGTGAG